TTATCCTAATCAGGTAATGAATGGAACAGGCGGAATGGAGCAGTCCCTGGTGCCCTATTACGACCTGTGTATGATGACCATGTGTAATGATGCTATCATTGCTAACTCCTCCCTATCTTGGTGGGGCGCATGGTTGCAGAAGAAGAAGGATAAGAAAGTGATTGCACAAGATCCCTGGTTTGGATCTCGTCTTGCATTTAATAACCTTAAGGATTTAATCCCTGAGAACTGGATTGTGGAGACCATTCCCGAAGAGAGGATCCAACAATGATGGATCTTACGTTCTTAATCCCAACTAGGATTGAGACTGAAGACCGACTGAGAAACATTATCTCGTCGGTCTCTTATTTGTTGCGACATGTTCCTGCAAAGGTAATCGTCAAAGAGTCATCTGGTAGAGATACATTCAGATTCCGTGCTCTACCTGAAATTAGGAAACATGCCAACACTGAGAATCTGACTTATCTTTTTGAGGAGAACAATGATCCTCTTTTCTGTAAGAGTAAGATTCTTAATGATTTGATTGTTGCGGCAGACACAAAGATTGTCGCAAACTATGATGCAGACTGTATCCTTCCAATCTCTTCATATCACCAGGCATATGGTGCAATCAATGATGGACATGCAGATGTGGTATATCCGTATGGATGTGGCATTTATCAGTGGAAAGCTGATTATAATATGCAAATCTATGACCAGTTTATAAATCAACTAGATATCTCTGTCCTTGATAGAAATAAAACACTATCAAACTCTACGATTGGATGGACACAGTTTATTAATCGTCAGAAGTATATTGACTGCTACATGATGAATGAGAACTTTGTGTCATGGGGATGTGAGGATGATGAGTTCTACTTCCGTATGAGTACGATGGGTCTCCGTATTGCAAGGATTGATAACTATGTCTACCATCTTGAGCATGGTAGAACACACAACTCTTGGTTTACCAATCCTAACTTCCATCACAACTTTACACTCTGGAATAATATTAGTTCGTTTGACAGAGGGCAGTTGGTGGAGTATTATGAAAACCAGGAGTATCTGAAAACACGCAGAGCACAACTTAAATGATTGGATTTAATGCACTAGGGCGAATGGGGAGACTCGCCAACCAGATGTTTCAATACGCATCGCTGAAAGGCATTGCACGAAACTCTGGTGCTGAGATCATCATTCCCAACCACACTCAGGCAGTCGATGACGGCATTGGTAATATGCTTCGCACTGAGTTATTTGATTCGTTTGACCTTAATGTAAAGGTCGGTCTGCTCAATAATGGACATGCTCCTGTTGTTAGTGAAAGGTTCTTTCATTTTGATAAAGAACTCTTTAGAATGTGTCCTGATCATGTGAGTTTGCGGGGATACTTTCAAACTGAGAAATACTTTAAGCACATTGAAGATGAGATACGTAATGACTTTACATTCAAGGACGATATTCTTGAACCTTGTAAAGAGATGATAGAGAGTGTAGATAATCCTGTGGCACTTCATGTTCGTCGCACTGATTATGTAACTAACTCTGCTAATCATCCACCATGTACGCTTGATTATTACAAGAAAGCACTTTCATATTTTGAGGCACATCGTAATGTGATTGTCTTCTCTGATGACCCTGCATGGTGTAACGAGCAAGAACTCTTCTCTGGGGAGCATTTCATGATCTCTGAGAACGATGACAACCGTGTTGACCTATGTTTGATGTCTCTATGTGATGACTTCATTATTGCTAACTCAACCTATTCTTGGTGGGGAGCATGGCTCTCTGCTAATAAGGACAAAAAAGTGATTGCCCCCGTCCAGTGGTTTGGAACTGGATATACAAAAGACCACAATACTTCTGATTTGATTCCCGATGGATGGACAAGAATTACTGCGTGATAAAAATAAGTCCGCACACAAACTGAAAGGTCTTCCAAAAATCTACTGGTTAAATCTTGATGCCGACACACATCGTCGGGATTATATGGAGAGTCAGTTTAGATACTGGGAGATTGAAAATCATACTCGCATCTCTGGTTTTGATGGGAGAGATGATGATGTATCCTCATATCTGAAAGGCAGGATTCCTGATAATGTAAGTCAGGCAGAATTGGGATGTTGTATGTCTCATCTCAAAGCAATTAAACATTTTTATGAGGAGACTGATGACGATTACTGCATGATCCTTGAGGATGATGTTAACTTTGATATTGTTCGTTTCTGGAACTTTACTTGGGAAGAGTTCTTTGGACTGGTTCCTTATGATTGGGATTGTGTTCAAATGACTACGATTTGCACTGGAGATATTCATGTTAAACTTCATCTCAAATTTATCAATGATTTTTCTGCTGCAATCTATTTGATTAGTCGTCATCATGCATCCAAGTTAATGCGTCATCATGTTCGTGGTGATAAATTTAAACTTGACAATGGTGTAAAACCTAGAGCAGTGTCTGAGGATACTATTCTGGAGACTGGAAAAACATATACTATTCCCCTGTTCTTGTATAATTTGGATATGGGATCATCCATTCACGCAGAACACCTGGGTATCTTCCATAAAGGACCTCACGATGCCTTGTTGAACTGGTGGCAGCAAGCAGGTGCGAACATTGACTTAAAAGACCATATGAACTATGATCCTTACCTTGGTCGGATTACTGAAAACTCTGCTGCTCAACAGCAACAGTCGGAAAACCCACCAAGTTGACAGAATCTTAAGACTCTGATAGTATAAATACTTAACCTTTTGTCTTAAATTAGACGGGGGTATACGGGGAGTTGTCGATTCCCCTTTCATCTGCGGGTAACCATTCCGCAAGTAAACAAACGAGGTAAAAACTAATGTTCAAAACGACTATCGCTGCGGCAGCTGCCGCTGTTGCATTCGCTCCTGCCGCTGCCCTAGCCGGTCCCTATGTTAACGTCGAGACCAATGCAGGTTGGACTGGAGACGATTACACCGGGGCGACGACTGACATTCACGTAGGCTATGAGGGTGAAGCAGGATCTACTTCCTACTACGTCCAGGCTGGACCAGCTATCGTCGCTGCTGACGGTGTGGAGACTGATACCCAGTTCTCTGGTAAGGCAGGTCTTGGTGTTCCCGTTACCGATGCTGTCGGTGTATACGGTGAACTCTCTTTCCTGACCACAGAAGATGAGGATGACTTCGGTGTCGGTGGTAAGTTGGGTCTGAAGTACAACTTCTGATCTAAGTAGACAATCAATATCTAGATGCTATACTGGGGTGCGACGGCACCCCTTTTTTTATGAAAAAGATTTTGCTTTCACCAGTTACCCATTTTAATTTAATGTTGGTAGGTATTTTTATTTTTATAGGAGTTCTGCACGAACATACTCATCACGCCATGGAGGCAGATGTACATGGGTATGTCCGGCAATTCTGTAGAGAAAACCCAGAAACTTGTAAATCAATGCTCTCAGACTACTAAAATCTAAAGAAAAATGGAAATCTTAAGAAAAAGAGCTTGACAGAAATCGTTACATTACTATATAATTATGTAATAGTTCTTCATAAAAACTAAATGACTGTAACACGCTCCAACTCGGTAACAACTGAAGATGGTGGTCGCACAAATCTGTGGGCTACTGAACCCCGTATGTATATTTCCCAAACCGACGCTGAGCGTTATGGTTATGAGACCTATGCAGAACGCGCAGAAAAACTGAACGGTCGCAGTGCGATGGTCGGTTTCTTCTTTGCAGTATTTTCTTACGCTATCACAGGAAATCTTTTCTTTGGTCTCGTTTGAGGTTGCATTTCTCGTGTTCTTGTCCTATCCTATGGACATCTTTTAAACTTTCATGATTGAACTTTTGACGCAGACCGAATTTACCTGGGCTGCAAACCACACCATTATAGAATTCCTCGCGGGTTATGTATTTGGTGCGGCACTTATTATCGGAGCACCTGGCGTATTCTTTTTTATTGCTTTCATGTCTGCACTACAGCGCACCAAGGGAGCACAAATTGGATACTCTGATCACAAAACTTACGGCGATTCTTCCATTTATGAGAATTCCCGCACAGATCAGACAAAATTTTACTTACAGATATCTAAATGATATATACGAAGTAAGCAAATTCTACATTCAAAGATGACTTTTAATGTTACTCTCAAATGTCCTGACGGCACGGAAAATACCATTGCTTGTCAGGATGATCAGTACATCCTTGATGCCGCTGAAGAGTATGGTGTCGATCTTCCATACTCATGTAGAGCAGGTGCTTGCTCATCTTGTGCCGCAAAAGTAGTGAGTGGTACAATTGACCAAAGTGATCAATCGTTTTTAGATGATGATCAAATTGAAGCAGGATTTGCACTCATTTGTGTTGCATATCCAACTAGCGATTGTACTATTGAAACTGAAAAAGAGGAAGAACTTTACTAATGATTGGAAATCTTGAACCCGAGGAACGTGTTATGAACGATAGTTTGATTTATTCAAGCGGCATGCTTGAACAACTTGCTATCAAACTTGAAGAACTTGGTTGGGAGCATGGTGATGAAGTCGATGTAGAAATCGGCGGAACTCAAGTCTCCGGTATTGATGTTGGTGAAAATTACAACAGGAAGTGGCAATCGCCAATTGGTACTCGAAAGTATAATAAAGATGCATTCATCATTATTAAAAATCAGTCTCGCAGAGACCTAACTAAATCAGTACCAAATCCTGAACTGAAAGCACATCATGCCTAACCCCAATCAACTATGGCAAGATATGCAGAAACTTGACGACATGTACGAAGAGCTTCTGTGGCATCCTGACGACGAACTTCAATTCACCCACGATGGTGAAAAAATAATTATCACAAACAAAACTTTGGAGGAAAAACAATGAACGAAAACGCAGAACGCATTAACGGATGGGCAGCAATGATTGGTGTCGTTGCAGCAATGGGATCTTATGCAGTAACTGGACAACTTATCCCAGGTATCTGGTGATGGGATTTATAGCAGTAGCAGTGCTGTTGCTAATCCCAATTGCCGCTGCAGCAAAAAATTCATGACATATGATTGGACTATACTTCAAACACTTGTCTTTATCATCACACCATTTTTTGTAATGCTTGCTTTGAGTAGTGGAGATCAAGATGATGATGGACCACCAGATGGAGGATTGATGGCACCAGTTTATGCACCGTCACCCTCTTGACACAACAAATTAAATATTCTATAATACGGGAACTGTTTACGGACATGTTCCCTATTTTTATGCTTGAGACTATTCTTGCTTTGACTGCAGTGGATTATATTCATCTTGCTAGGACAATTCAAGTTGAAGCAGCAAGAGGAACCTTTGATGAATATTGTGTAGCAGTGTCTGTGCTCAACCGTGTCAGATCACCAAAATATCCCAATACTGTTGCTGATGTAGTTTATGCTCCTGGACAATATGAGGGTTTCCTAAAATGGAGACCGGTTGCTAGCACCATTGTGGTAAATAAACTTAGTTCTTCAGAAGGGACTAAAAACCTTATGAAGGCATATAGTGTCATTGGTGATAGAACTGATTTTAAAGGTCAGTCTATGCTTCCATATCGGGTTGCATCTCAAGACCCCATGTGCCATACTAGAGGAAACTTCTACCACTTTCACTGGCAATCATGATCAAAAAATTTCTAACACAATTTTTTACACAGAAGATTACCGAAAAAGATATTGAATGCTCTATTGATAAAAACATAGTAGATTGTAGTAAACTGGATGATGACCTAGCATACGTTGGTGTCCCTGCTCCAATTCTGAATCCAGTGGATGAATGGTTTTCTTCTCCGTATGGATGTCCACCAGCAATCACTCAAAAGCAAAAGGAATATCAAGAGTTTGATGCATTCAAAGAAGAAGCAATTAAGTATTATTCCAAAGAACCTGACAACATCCATCAAGTGATGTATGATATAGCAACAAAAACCAAACGCACCAATCTAGATACTGATCCCATCAGTGGGTCAGAAAATTTCCAAACCGGTTCTAAAAACATTTAACAATGAGTTACGATGACTGGCGTTACAATGACTTCAATACTAAACTTCGTCAAGAGGTATTGAAGATTCTTCTCTCAAAATATGGTGGACAAATGGAGGGGAAGAAACCTAAATATTCAAATCAATCAATCTATGAGTGTGCTCATGATTGGGTTTCCCAAGGACATAAAACTAGTTTTGGGATAGCAAAATACTACGAGGCTTATTATGCAAAAAGTAATTAATGTATTAGCAGTTCTATCATTTGTAGGAACTGCGGGTATCATTGGTGGGGGAGCAGTTGTTTATCTCCGTCGTGATGCTATTGTCGAACAAGTAAAAGAGAATGTTGCCAAAGCAGCAACAGAAGCGATTGCAGGAGCACTTCCAGGAATGATGGATAGTGCTCTGCCTGAACTTCCTTCTGCTACTGGCGGCACTATTCCTTCTACAGGTGGCGTTGCTCTTCCCTTTTGATCTCTCATTATGAAAAAAATTATTGCGTCCCTGGTTGCTGCGGCAGCGGTTGCCCTGCCTGCCCTTTCAGACCCCCTAAAAGATAACGAATACTATAGTAACCATTCTATGGGATGCATGTTACTTCGAGAGTGTACCGATGGAGTCAACAAAGTCTCTAGTCTTTTGGATATTTCTAGTGAGTATCCCAATACTGACGATTTTTATCCTGTTGCTATCGAATTCAACAATATGCTTGTCGCCCTTAATCGGGTCGGAGTTAACGTGTTTTTAGCAGATGAAAAATATTTTCCCGTTGGTCATCGTGGAGTTTATCATACTGTAGGTAATAATTTCTTTTTGAATAGGGCGTTTATGAAACGCCCTGGTGTACTGATGAGTGTGATGCGTCATGAAGGATGGCATGCTGCACAGGATTGTATGGCAGGCACAATTAAAAACAATATGATTGCTATCATTCATAATGAGGATGATGTTCCTGAGATGTGGCAGGAGATGGCACGGAGAGCATACGTATTCCAACCCTCTGCTATTCCCTGGGAGAAAGAAGCAACCTGGGCAGGTAGAACTGAAGGCATGACTTTAAAAGCACTTCAGTCTTGTGCTGCAGGAACTATGTGGTCTGATTATGATCCTACACCAATGACTCGTGAATGGTTGGTAGAAAATGGTTTCCTGTCTAAATAATACCAGTCCAGAAGCATATAGGACTAAACCACCCAAGACAAATTCTTTGAACCAATCCTTTAAGTCTTACGATGTAGGGTTTGTTGTTGGAAAACAAGTATTCACATATGACATCTTTAACTAGGGATGTATTAATAAAGTCCATTGTTGCCGATGAAATGGTCGGTGCCGGAGGGACAGAGTACATCAACCATTTAAAAAATGCATATCATAGGTGGGAGCACGAATCAAGCGATGCCCTTTGTAAAAGATACAACAGCATCAAACATACTAACATCACAGTAGAAAACCTCAATCCCTAAATAAAGGAGCCTCTGCTGGTGATTCATGTCTGAAGAAGTAAAGAAGGAAGAATCTAAAAAGAAAGGTCCCCTTGGCAGACTCAAAGATAAAGTTGAGGATGCCGATGAACAACTAGCGGTCCTCAGTACATTAGTAAGACTGGGTATTCTAGTTTGGTCTGGTGGTATTCTTACTCTTAACTATGTGACTATCCCTGGATTGCCACAGCAGAAGATCGATCCGACTTTCATAGCCAGCGTGTTCACTGGGGTTTTAGCTACGTTCGGGGTTCAGACGGCGAAGAAGTCTGGCGACGGTACTATGAAGATGAACGGTGCTAATGGTGGTGCTGCTGCTGGTGGTCCTGGTAGTATTACTAAGGCAGATCTTGAAAGACTGATCGCTGCTGCAAAAGAAACTGCCCCCGCCCAAACTATTAGAGTTGAGCAAGGACCAATCAAAATTGTAACCGATCAACCTCCATACAAGATGTGACATGAAAACGAACCCTTACCTCAAGTGGACTGCCATTAGTGTTGGTAGCATAGTAGCAATCGCACACATAGGTGTGCTGGGACATTTGATTAGACGAGAACCTAATAGAGTTCAGGTTCCGACAATTAATATCCCACGCGGCACTCCGTATTCTTCATACAAGATAGAGGCAGGTAAGGATGGATATATAATCGAATATAGAGCGAAC